GTAACACCTCCCGCTCCTGAAGTACCATCACCAGTACGCGGCCTAACGCAAGAGCAGGTAAATGAACTACTTGAGAAGGCACGTAAGGTAGAGAAAGACAAGTTGTACCCACAGCTTGAAGAGCTAAAGAGAACAACTAAGGAAGTTCAGGAAGCTCTGAGAGCCGAGCAGGAAGAAAAGGCTAAAGTCAAGGCGGAAGCTGAGAAGAAGGCCGATGAAGAGAGAAGATCAAAGCTTTCATCCGAGCAGATTTTGCAGGAGGGGCTAAAGAAAATAGAGGAGCAGTTGGCTTCTGAAAGACAAGCGCGAGCAGAGCTAGAAACTAGACTCGAGGAAGACAAGAGAGTAGAGCGACTAGCAGCGTATAGAATTCAGAAGATTCAAGAGGCAGGCGGCGAGATCCTACCGGAACTTGTCCGTGGTAACTCAGAAACAGAAATTGACGCGTCAGTAACTATTGCCAAGGCCAGATACACAGAAATTGTTGAGTCAGTGAAGGCGGAACGTGCGGATGAAGTCCGTAGACAAATGCCTGGACCAGCAAGTCCTGATACAGCAGCCGCTGAAGAGCGGGAACTAGCAGAAAAGATCGAACAGCTAGACATTGACGTCTCGCGTTACATGAAAGACAAGGCTTACAAGGCTGAGATTGATGCCAAGAAGGATCAAATTCAGGCTAAGGCAGCTCGTGTCTATGAGCGCAGCGTTGGTAGATAATATAGAAACGAGGAGGTGAAACATTAAACTATGGCAATGAATACCGCAACAGCATCTGGTGGAGGTTTAACGCCGCTTTCTGGTGTAATCCAGACAGTGTACTCGCAGGAAGTTCTTCTTGCTGCGCAGCCGTTACTCAAGTTCGACCAGTTCGCTGTCGTTAAGGAAGAACTGAACGTATCGCCAGGTATGACAATTCAGTTCCTCGGCTATGACAACATTGCGCTAGGAGGCAAGCTGACAGAAGGTGTCCAGATTGCGACAAAGACTCTATCGACTAACACTCGTCAGATCTCTGTTTATGAGTATGGTAACGCCATCTCAACATCTGAGTTCCTACTTCAGACTTCATTCCGTGACGTTATGGCTGACGCAGCCGTGCTACTAGGTCGCGACTATGCTACAGTAGTTGACTCTGAGGAAAGAGCAGTACTTGAGACAACAACGCAGAAGGTGTTTACAGGACGTAAGAGTGGACACTCTACTCTTACAGGCACAGACATTCTCGACGTTCGTGCTATCAAGGATGCTGTGGAGATCCTGTCTACGAAGAACATTCCTAAGGTTGGTGGTGACTTTTACGTTGCATTCGTGCACCCGCACCAGTCACGTAACCTTCGTGATGACACTTCATGGATTAACGCCGCTCAGTACGGTGACCCTGATCGAATCTTCAATGGTGAGATCGGACGTATTGAGGATGTTATCTTCATTGAGACAACAGACCTATCAGTAATTCCAGTGAATACTGGTTCTGCACCGCAGAACACAGCAATTGACACGTACAAGTCAATTCTATTCGGCGCTGAGGCCTTTGCTAAGGCTGTTTCTCTTCCAGTGGAAATGAGAGACAACGGTATCGTCGACTTCGGTCGCGAGCACTCACTAGCATGGTACAGCATCATGGGATTCGGTACGCTTCGAGACAACACAACAGTTGTTATCGAGACAGCGTAGCGTATGGAAGACTGTTTGTAAGTTTTAGAGGTCCCGGGTTACAATGACCCGGGACCTTTACTTATTTCTAGAAAGGAGGTAAACATGAGCACACCATTCGATAATTCCCGTACTACACCAGAGGAAGAAGTAGAACAGAGCAAGACCGACACACCGGAAGTTCAGGTTGATCCGTCAGTTGCTGATCTTATCAATGATCCTACTGTAGCTCCGGAGCCTGAGCAGGTTAAGGAGGAAGAGGTTGTTTTCGTAGCGTTTGAGGACTTCGACGGCCGAATCAACCAGAGAGAGTATAATTTTGTGAAGGGCGTTCCAGTTAGATGCCCACGC